AATAAACTCACAAGAACATTGACTGTTGCATCGTCATCAAACCACAAAGGTTCGTTTGAAATTACAACATTCGAGAAGAACGTCCCCGCCCCGCCCGACTGCAAAAAAAACGTTGAAAATGCAACGCCGTTGTTGACGCTGGTCCCCGTCAAAGAATAGATTAATTCACCGCCACCCGTATATACTTCTAAAACGCCATCAGACGCGTCGGATTTCATATGTAATAAAATGGTTTGTATTGAGTTCACCACGACTTTATTCGATAAATCTGCTTTTTTAGAGTCGCAGTTAAAGACTTCCATCGTGCCGTTGGTTAGCCCATTTACACCTGTATCCGTACCCGTCGAATAATCATACGCTCGCCAACGGTTTGAACTCCCTAAATATACGTCAAATTTCACCCACAGCTCGTATGAATCCGGAATATCAAATAACCGAATGCCGCGTGTTGTTTGGTAGAACGCCACACCTGTCTTGCTTTGAGTGGCTGGTAAATCAGTCAGCTGTACAGCCGTAGATGTGTTAATTAATAACGATGTCTCACCGACATTTTCATACTTCCATCCGGAGCTACTGTGTATTTTACGAAGTGTGTCAACCCGCGTCGTAAGCACGTATGTCGAATAATACGACTGTGACGGAGGTGTGAAATTAGTAGTATATACCGCTAACCCGTCATACACTAAAAATTCATCGACAGAACCAACCATTTTTTGAGAGCCACCGTCATAAGCGCCGATAGTAAAGTAATAAGACTTTCTGTCGTATCGAGGGCAGTTTGAATAAAGCACCGCCTGCACGCCATTAACATACACTGCCAGCTTTTGGTCATTGTACTGGTAAACGATAGCGACATGAGCCAGATTTCCTACTCCTCCAATTTCCGTCGCGTCGTATTTACCCCCCGCCCCTGTTGGCGTGCTTCCTGAAGCTATATACACACGTAATCTGTCTGAATAAGAAGTGCTTTTTTCGACGTAAACTAGTGACCTTCCATTGGATAGAGTGACGTCAACAACCGCCTGTCCATTTGATGGTGACGAAATATTGCACCAGAATTCAATCGTGAAATCTTGCCCACCTAAATCTACAGCATTCGAATGTAAATAACTGTTCCCGTCCAGCTGTAAAGCGTGCCCGCTAACCGCATTAACACTAGACGTCGTTGGTGTTCCCGTTACCGTCCACGCGTTATTAACAACGGCGTCAGTCGCCGCCGATGCGTCAAAGTTTAGCCATGATTTCAAACGTTCATCGAAAATCAAATTCTCCACCCGCCTTCCCCTTGCTACGGGGTCTTAAATCATGCTGTCGTAATAGTCGTTTGCACCTGCAACGAAACGCTCCGGTCCGTGGACGGAGTTTCTGTGTCTACACTAGACGCTTTCGCGTAAAAGACCGTATTGGCGTTCGTAATAGCGTTGCTGATTGTAATGCTATCCGTGAATGTGCCGTTTTCCGTCAAACACAATTTCCAACGGTCATTCGTATCACCGACATCGGAAATGACGGTATCTCCTACAGTGGCATAGCCTGCTTCTGTTCTGACCGCCAGTTTTACCGTCTTACTTTCGTTGATAGTCGCGTTCAGCGAAACGGTTAATGGATTAGTGTATGTACCATCTGTTGAAATTGCCGTTCCGTCCGTACCGCCTGCCGTGGGATTGTTCTTATAAAGATTGATATATGCGTTTGCCATTTTCAGCACCTCCAAATTTCAAAATCCAGCATAACATAATCAGGGAACCGGGGTTCGTACTTATATGAGCGAATAACCATTCGACAATTCTGCCATACTTCCCCCGAATCATCCGTAAAAGTAACTCTTTGCCGTGCTCTCCACAATGCGAGAATCGAATTGAAATTTGTTTTGGAAAATAGGCAGGAGACCACAAAAGAGTCCCCGTTTTCTATGTGCCCATAGTCCTGAACCGTATTCCCGTTAATCAACGGGATTTTTTCAATACGATCATCTATATTGATGGTAAGACTTTCCGGAGAGCGATAGCTTTCGATATCATTTATTTTTATCTTCATAGCTGCCCTCCTAGTTTCCGAAACCGGTATTTATTCGACTGGTAGCTTCATTGACTGCACTGGTTACGGCGTTCGCGACATTGTTTGTAATGTCGTCCGTCAACCGTTGTTTCATCGCATTGTCGAAAACATAAGCACCGCCGAGATTAACATTTATCGACGGGCTGACATTTATCTCCGGTGCACTTTGACTCCTTTGCTCAATGGCCCCGAGTATTGCTGACAAGTTTGTATTGACCTCCGGAACCTGGCTGTTAATCTGCCCGAGGATATCAATAGTCTGTTCATTATTTTGTGCCAATACATTTGATAATTCGGAAATCCCGTTTGCGGTGCCATCTGAGATTAGACCGGAGCCCCAATTATTGGCTTCCTTCATGGCTTTTTGAAATCCCATGATTTCCGCCATACTGGTTCTTTCGTTCGGACTGACACCAGCTTCCGCCATCATGGCCCGCTGAATCGCCCGGATAGCATTCTTCTGCCTATCCCCTTGTGACTGAGTGAAGTCATAGAACCCGCTCCCGTCAGCCGAGATATTCCCGGCCATCGCATTGCGGTACAATGCGAGATACTTCTTTTGACTGGTAAACATACTCTTGACACTATCATTCACAGCCTGTTTTTTCTGTTGTTCGGCGGCTCTCGTTGCTGTGACTTCGTCCATACCCTTCTTTATCCAGGCTTTGCGTTCCCGTTCAATCTGCCGGAGCCGTTGAGTCAAAGAATCCTCATAAACACTATCGAGATATTGTGCCGTTTCCCGTGCACTGTCCTCGATAACCTTTTGCCTCTTTAACTCGGCCTCCCGGGCAACCCTTGCAGGGTCTGCACCTTTTTTCAGAGTGTCTTCCGCAGAATACTCTATATCCTTTAGACTATTTTCATAGTCGCTATGGGATAACCTGTAAATGCTACGGTCAAGAGCTTTGTTGGCTTCCCGGGCTTCCTTTGCGGCGTCCTTCATGGCCTTTTTGATATCATCAGCGACAGCCACCCATGCGGCGGCTTCGGTCTTTCCCTGTCTTACAGATTCATCAACTTTGTCCTTAATGGCTTCAAGCTGTTCTTTCAGTTTTTGGCTAGTTGCTTTGGCAAGCTGGTCCTGTAATTCAGTTTTGACCTGCGTCGCTTCTTTTTCCATCTTTACGGATTCGGCGATGCTCCGGTTTTCTTCTTCGCGCTCTTTTCTGCGTTCCTCGTTGAACTTTTTGAAACTCTCCTGTTCCTCTTTCAAAAGTTGCTGACGCATTTTTATGGCTTCGAATTCATCACTACCGACTGCCCATTTACCGATTCGGCCGAGAATTTCGTCTGCGGCACTGCCCGAAGCGTAGGCACCTCCGACTGCACCCTTCCACCCGAACCGGGAACCGCCCGCGATACCTCCTGCTAGAGCGGCGGAACCATCAACCAGAGGACGCAGGATTTGTGTACCCGTTGGATTTATCTTTTTCAGGACTTCCCAATCCTCGGCAGACGCCCCGACCTTATCAATGCCCTCTTTCACTTTTCCCAGTAGGGAAACCACTTCGACAAGAGCCGTGGCTATTCCACCAATCGCGTTTCCAGCTACGGAGCCAAACTCTTTGATACTGCTCTGATTCTCTTTTATCAGCTGAGCGAATTCAGAAAACCCCCTCGTAATTTCCGGCATCATTTCCCGGGCTATTGGCATCATTGCCTGACCGACTGCCCCTGTAAGCTGGCCTGCCTGCATCTGCATAGCCTGCCACTCGATATAGAGCTCATGGGCTTCTTTCGGATTCAGCAAACCCGTGGTCTTTATCCGGGAGACTATCTCCATATTAGTGGCATAGTCCTGCAGAAGTGGGACGAGAGCTGCGCCTTTCGCGCCCAGAGCCTGCGTCACAAATTCCGTCTCACGACCTGCCTTGACTGCAGCCTGATAGCCTTTGGCCAACTGCGCCAATTGTTGCTGATAGGATAGCAGGTTTCCTTTATCGTCTGTGAGCGTAAATCCAAATTCAGTCATCGCCTGTGACAACGAGTTTTGAGTTTTGGCTGCAGACAAAGCCTGCTTATCAAGTCTCGCGAACAATGGAATAACCGAGTTAATATCCGTGCCAGATAACTGGAAGACTTTCGATAGCTGCGATGCCTCTGCCGTCGTTGTATGGAGTCTGGTCGAAAGCTTATATAAGTCATTGCCAGCTTTCATCGCCTTATCTGTCAGCGCGAATAATCCTGCACCTGCCGTTATCCCTGCGACAACACCAGTGATAGCAGTATTGAGCTTTCCGATAGCACCAACAGTACCAGTGACCTTGCCTGTAACGGTGTTAAAGCCATTGGCCAGCGTTCCGAGTGCCGATGTCGATGCCGTGCCAGTTTTGGCCAGTTCTCCATTGACTGCACCTATCTGCGCCTTGAGCCGTTCTATATCCCTCAACTGATAAAGGCGTTTGGTATCCACTCCTCTGGTCAGCGAATGGTCTGTCCCATAAGTTTTGGCATTGGCTTGGTAAGCCCGATTCAATATTTCCAGCTTTTTCTGCTGCACCGCCAATTCATCATTGAGTGCTTTTTCACGAGCCTTCAATGCCTCCACGGACTTTCCTGCTGCTTCCAAGCGGGTCACATCAATATCCGCCTTGAGTCTTATCTGATTAGCTTCACTATTAAGCCTGGACATAGCCTGCCGGACAGTCTGCCCGGCCGTCTGAAAGCCCATCTCCAAGTCTGCAACATTGAGCCCCAGGGACAGGTAGAGGGAATCCACCTCCTGCCCCATCGCGTCCTTTTTAGCCATGCCCTCACCTCACAGAATATCGTCTATATACGCTTCATCTTTGCCAGCCTCTATGCGCTCAAGGACGCAAAGCTGATCCAGCAGAAAGCCCATATCGGTTTCATCTATCTCCCGTACTGTCCAGCCGTATGCTTCCTGATACCTGGCATAGAGCCGGAGCATTTGCTCATACGGAGAAAGGTCTATTACCCTTCCTCCGCTTCGGCGTTTGGGAGCTTCTTCAATTTCTCATTTGCCACGCCGATAACATAGCCCGCCGCCTCCATATACATGGGCAGCACATCGGCAGGGTCCATATCATCAGCAGATTCCAGACCGAACATCTCTGCAATCACGGCAGCGTGCTCTGTCATGAGCTTGGATATAGTCCAGTCAGTTTTGTCCAGCTCATCATATTCCGCCACCCGGCGCCACATTTTCATATTTGGCCTGGGCAGAGTTACTTCTCTACCATCAATCAGAGTAATACTGGGAATTGCCATTTCTTTATTCATTGCCATATCATTCACCTCAAAAAAACAGCGGCAGGTATTCTCACCCTGCCGCCAAACATTATCAAGACGGCTCTACTGCCGAATACCATCCTGCAATCAAAGTCGCGCTTTCCGTGTTGTCGCTATCTGCGACACGCTTCCAAGCACCATCGTACTCTCTGGCCACAAAGCGACCTTCCAGCTTGGGCGTGGTGTAGGTGACCGACTCGCCCTTGGTCTGCATGGTCTCCTGAGTAGGAGCAAACTTGCCTTTCAGGAGCTTCACATAGCGGGTATTCCCATTATGCTTCTTGGCCTCGAACAGAAGCGCCACATAAGGTGCCGTATCAGATGCCTTGGCCTCCAGCTGCTTGGTGGTGGAATTCACCGTATGGCCCAGCAAAGCCGCCTGATCCTCCAGCGTCAGGTCGCAGGATTCTATCGTCACGGTGATTTCCGACATGGAAGAATCTGCAGCAAAAGGCGCATCATCGCCATAGAGCGTGGCGAAATTCACGCTCGGGTTAATATCCACACTGACGGCCCCCGCAATCTTCACAGGCGTGCCATAAGTGGCGCCGCTGGAAGTGTCGCTGGACAGGGCTGCATAATACAAATTCTTGAGACCTACTGTTGCCACGTTGAATCAACTCCTATCCTGTAATCTACAATTAATGTTTTTTCACCATTTTCCATATAAGGAATGGCCTGAACTCTAAAAAAGCCCAGTCCCTCCATAATCCGATGAACTTGCCGATAGATACCACCATACTGACCATCCAGCGTGGTGATATGAATTCTGACTGTCACTCGATGACTGATTTCCCCATCATCTCCAGCTAATGCCGGAACATCGGAAATGGGGGTATAAACCAGAAATGGGCAACGGTCTTCTTTATCCCCTGGGGCCTGTAAATGGTATACGGATTTCGCTCCCTTAGCCAGCAATGCAACCAAGGCTGAATCATTGGTCAACGCCGTATAAACTTGTGCTTCAAGTTCAATAGTCTCCACGTTACCTCCCCCTTGCTATTGCCTGCCGAATAGCATCCGATACGCTTCTTATCACCATTTCCCTATTTGCCTCCAACGCCGGATACAAGAACGGCCGATTCACCCGCGGGGAGAATTCCACAATCTGGCCATAGAGGAAACCATCTTTAGATTTTGCATCAGCGCTGATTTTGTAGGCTGTTCCCTTGCTGTTCGGTTCTGCCTTGATGGAGTCGCGCAATGCTCCCGGATTCACTCCGGCTGCCATATAGGTCCTGCCATTTTTCTTGTGTCCCGCATAAACAGG